ACGATAAGTATCGATATTTGGCACGTTTGCCATTTCTCGGTACTCACCATTCATCCAAGAGTTGTAGATACTGTACTCATCTTCCGTCTCTGGAAGATACTCCATTAGTTGATCGCTAAGCGCGAACACTAACGGATGGTTCGGTTCTACAGGCACCTGACAGACTTTCTTTGGAGCATCGGGTTTGTTGATCCCGATGGTTGTAGTCCAAAAGACGTAGTTTCTCGCGATAGCGAGTCTACTCTTAAGGTCACTCTCCTCGAAGCCGAGCAATTGCTCGGCTCAGCTGCCCGGTTTAACCTCCAACAATGGAGGCATTCCGAGAACTGGTTCGGGAAGAGACAACATGTCTGCTACCATCTTCCCTTGGTTATAGGAAGATAGTAAGAGATCCAAAGACGGGCCGAGAAATGAATCCTCGTACCCACGCTCACGCGCAATCCTAACAAGTTCAAGAACTTGTTCGGGTTTTGTGCGTATGTCTTTAAGTAGATGTACCGGGAGACCGGTTACCTCTACATTATTGACAAAGAGACGCTTAGCGAACTCGGTATTACCGGATTCACTCTGCGTGCACTTAGCGTGAGACACAGCGACACCGAGTGCATTGATTGTTTCAATGTACTTATCGTATACACCACGAGATGTATCGATGGTATCGTCGCCAAGTATAAGGTATTTGTACTTTTGTACACCTACTTTATATGCACACCATAGCTTTACGCAATGGTGCGTTAGCGTCGATACAGGCCATGAGCTTAACACACCCATGGGGTTACCACAGGAGTACTTTACATCACCTTTCGGATGATAGAAAGTCCTTTCTGAGATAATCTGTCGCCATAACCTACTTATAGTAGTGCCGTATGCAGTTTCCACCACCACTTCCTCGAGTTTAATCGGGAAGCGGTCGGTGAAAGCTGTCATATCAGAGCTATATAAGCACTTCCCTAAGCCTTCAACAAGCTTAGGAATGCTGCTTTGTCTGTAGGTCACGTCACTTGGTAGAGTACGCAAAACTCTCATAAAGCCATCATGTATGGCTTGGAGAGCCGTGTTACTCCACCAGTCTGCTATAGCAATAACGCGTGTTTTACACGCTTTATCGCTTAACAGAACGAGTTTGGAAGCTTTAAAGCTTCCCTCGTGTGATTTGTATGATTCCATGTTAAGGTGAGGGACTGTTAATCCCAACAATTCCTTAATATTGGAAAGTAATCCTGGGTCTCCCTGCCGCAAGGCAGTGAGATCCTTGATCGCTGTAATAGTAGCAGGGCCGTTAGGTCCAGCTCTATTACTCATTACAAGCCGTGACGTCCCTAACTTAGGAAATTTCCTAAGAAAGGGTATTGTTCGGATGAATGCTGATATTTCCTCGATCAGATCTTGATCTGCCGTGGATTCATCAGTAATCGTACTCACAGAGTATCTAGGTTCACACCTAAATGTCTCTATCACTCTCAAAACTGAGAGCGAGTACCGGACACTATATACATTGTTTACATCTGGTTTCAAGAAGTTAATCTTCCTTGGAATCCCGTCCTTATCTGTTTTACAGAAAGGGATGGGTTCAACTGTTTGTCCTAGGACATACTGTTGAATACTCAACCGAAAGGCTTTAAGCCTTTTGATTGTGTAGTCCTCGCCATGATTCTTCATCATGGTTGAGATCAGACCGTAAAACTTATGGACGTTCTGATCGGATGGTAAAGAATGTAATAGGTTGATCATAGGAAGCAACCTGGTTATCCAGGTTAGCCAACCGTGATTGATTTTATTATTTTCTTTATTCATTGGAATAGCATAGCTATTTCGATGTTGCTCTCCCAACGGGAGTAATCCCGATGGTGCCAACAAAGTGGGGTACAGTTTGTTTCTGCGGATAAGCGGCTAAGGC